AAATAATTCAGATACTTTGATTTTGCTCATTTATTCATCTTTAAAATAGTGTTCTAATGCTTCTAATTTATCATGGCACTCACTGATGTGTGCTAATTCATTTTCAATTGCTGCCATGATATCTGTGTGTTCAGGAATGGCGATGGGATTGGCTAGTATAACTTCTAGATTTACCACATGTTTTTGAATATGACTGGCCAGGTGTTCGCGAGTAGCTTCAATCAGCCGTGTTCTCATATATGGACGACCATTGTTTAAGTTTTTCAAATTTGCCATGTTTAGCCTTTTCTATATTAGTACGATCAATTACGCCAAATTGTTCAAGGAGGTCTATCATTGCTAGTAAGTCTCCTAACTCTACTTCTAAATGTTCAAGATTAGTTTTGGGTTTATCGGGTTTGAAGTTGTCAATACCAAACCTGAAACACTTACTAATGGCCTGTGTTACTTCGGCGCATTCTTCTTGTAAAATCAATAAAATTTCTCTAGTACGATCATCCACCTGATAATTCCTTGGCTGTTTGTTGAGCTGTAAATGGGGCCAGTGTAAATCCTAAATGGCCATGCCCTGTGTTGTAGTATACACGACTATTACGCAGACTTCTACGGACAATGGGCATCATGTTGGCGGTCATCGGTCTTAGGCAAGCCCAACTCGCGTAATCACGGGCATCAATGTCGGGAAAGTTTTGATGTACCCAACTGAGTAATGGTCGAATTCTGTCTTGTCTGATGTCGTAGTTTTCGCCAGCAAGTTCAGCAGTACCGGCTACTCTAAAGCGATTACCAAAGTTAGCTGATACTATTTTAGCTTGGTCATCAAGTAAGCTAGTCCTAGGCATAACACGATGGCTAGCAATATCCTGTATGTTTATGGTAATGCTATAACCTTTGACTGGGTAGATGCCTAAGCTGTCTCCTATGTTTCGGGCAATCAATTCACTGCCTACACCGGCACTGATCACAATGTAATCATAATAGGTGTTTAGCTCTTTTATATCAACTCTGGTGTTGTAATGAAATTTGACTTGATACTTTTGCTCAAGTACTCGTTCAAGACCCACACAGAATTGATGTATGTCACCGGTCCAGTCAGATTCGGTCCAGGCACCACCAATAATACTACGGCAATTATAAAGCGTAGGTTCGAGTTCGCAAACTTGTTTCTGGTTTAAAATTTCCCATTCACAACCATTACCTTGATACATTTCTTGTACTAGAGTGGCCGCTTGCATATACGCAGGATCACGGTAAATGTGCAGAATACCTGAACGCAGTCTACTGAATTCTACGCCTTCTTCGGCAATAATGTCTTCGTAAAGTTGCCTAGCTATAAGCCCCATTCGTATGGTTTGGGCAGTGTTACGGGCATAGTCATTGGCAGCAGTGTGGTATAAGAACTTTAGGATCCACTGCCATTGTGACAGGTCCATACTGGGCCTAATCAACAATGGGGCGTCTTGCTTAAATAACCACTTGATGCCTTTGACTACATTCGCCCAGGTAGTCCAAGTTTCGCTGTTGCTTACACTGATCTGACCACCGTTGGCATAGCTAGTGCGTTGAGCAGCATAGCGTTCTTGATCGTAAACTTGAACACTGTGCCCCGCTCGGGCTAGATAATAGGCAGTGGTGAGGCCGGTAATTCCGGCCCCAATGACAGCAATGTCAGACATTACAATCCTTCAAATAAATCCTCGTTCCATTCTCTATGACCTTCTCTGAAAGCCATATTACTCTGTGTTTCTCTTACTTCAACTCGGTAACACCAAAGCCTTGCAGCTTCTCCGGGTCCCCACAAGTCTGGAATATAAACTCCATTAACATACTTGTACAACATATCAGCTAGTCCTTCACAACCCAACCGGGGCAGTACTGTTAGTTTAGCTAATTTTTTAGACTCCAACAACCGAAAAGTTTCAAATTCTGGATCATCACGAGCCACCAATAAGGTATGGTCAAATTGATCTTCTAAAATCTTTTTGAGTTCTTTGAGTCCGCCGTAATCGGCAGCCCAATTACGAACATCTAAGTCGTCTGTACCAAAATAAAACTTCATTGAAAAACTATAACCATGAATCATGTTACAGTGGCTATCTGCTCGCCACTGCCTGTAAGCACAGGGAAATGCGTCGTGGTATTCTTTAGTGCTGGTATATCTGTATACTCTAGGTTCAAACTTTGTCATCTCTTGCCTCCTTATATACGAGTAAGTTTGATGACATGCAGAATTTATCAAGCGGGATGAATGTCAAAGGCCGCCGGGATCACACACGAGCTGATGCTACATGCGCCTTAAGCAGATCCCAATCAATGATTAAATCCACACGCCCGTCGTCATGAACAGTGCGTACACTGTAGTTGCCCACAACTGTTCCGGGTTTGACCAATTCCACATCAATTGACAGCCGACTTCTAGTTCGACTGTTTTTTTTAGCCTTTGGCGCCGACCGCTTGATTTGCTGAACCTGTTCGGCAGTCAAAGCTCCATCGTCCGGTGGATATAGAGGTTTTTTAGTAGTTTTTTTAGTAGTCATTGGGCATGTCCTTTCATTGAAAGACAAATGTCGTAAAACTCTTTCTTTAACGCCGGGTCGGTTTGAAAAGCGCCTAACATTATTGCAGTAGTCATATCTGACTCATGTTCGCGTACACCACGCATGGTCATACAGTGATGTTCAGCTTTCACGACGACGGCAATATTTTCGGTCCGAGCATAGTCGCGGAGTGCAGCAGCAATCTGAGATGTCATCTCCTCCTGGATCTGGGGTCTCTCGCAGATGTGATGCACGAGCCTGTTGAATTTGCTTAAACCAATGACTTCTTCTGCGGGCACTATTCCCACCCAGCAGCGTCCAACGATATTTTGAAAATGATGAGCGCATGTTGATCTGATACTGATTGGTCCTGTGGTGTATAGGCTTTTATATCCTAAGTTGGGAAAAGCAGTGACTTTGGGCACATTTTTATATCTACCACTGAAAGTTTCTCGTACAAACATCTTGGCCACACGCCTGGCAGTATCTTGCGTGTTATGATCATTGACAGTGTCAATTACCAAACTATTTAGTACACCTTGGAACTTGTCGGCCACTTCGTCAATGAGAAGATCAATTTCATCTTCGTGTTTGATAAATTTGGCGATGTTGTCATTGGCATTAAATCTTGCACCTGCTAGTCTAATACGTTCGCGAATGACTTGGCTCATTGGTCGACCCACTGGGTCGTTAAACACAGAACCTTCGTAGCCGTCGAATACAGCACCTTCATAACCGGGATGATAAGGTGCTTCTTCTACTAGTTTTTGATTGTTGTTCATTTATGCTCCGATGATAAGGCAGAGGATTGCCGTATTCTGTTAGTGTAACTGTATTTAGACCGTGTTGTCAATCGTTATAGTAGGTTTTTTTCATCCAGTTCCAAGTGCTAGTAGCAATGTCTCCTACGGTGCTATGTTTGGGTTGCCAGGTAGTGTCTTGCATGAATCTACGAGGATCAGCATAGAGTTCATCGGCATCACCTTCTCGCCTTGGACCATAACGCCACTTAATATCATGGCCGGCCAATGACCGTACCTGGTCTAGAACTTCGTGATTAGTGAAACCTCGACCGGAACCTAAATTATAGGCACGATATTCACCGTTCTGTAGGCTTTCTGCTAGACATACCGCTTCGAGGTGTGCATGGGCAACATCCCACACATGAACATAGTCACGTATGCAAGTGCCGTCTCTGGTATCGTAATCGTTGCCATTAATCACAACTTCTTGACCACTGAGTATGCTGTCTACTACACGAGTAAACAAATGGGTACCATCTTGCACACAACCCATTCGACCCTGCATGTCACAGCCGGCTGCATTGAAATATCGCAGTGCGATACCACGAAATCCATGAGCACGACAATGGTCAGCGATCACACGCTCTGTGAATAACTTGCTCCAACCATAGGGATTAATGGGTAGGCTGTGCCAGGCCGACGATTCGACTATGGGACAACGAGCCGCTGATCCGTAAATGGCAGCACTGCTACTGAAAATTACAGTGCCTGTCCAAGATTTTGCAGCCAACCAATCTAACATACGGTTGGTTTTGGCTGTGTTATTGTTGTAGTATTCGCCGGGATCGGTGATACTAGGACCTACCAGACTGGTGCCGGCACAGTGGATAATAGCATCAGCTTGACGCAGCGGAGCACAGTAATCTACTATGTCGGCAAAGTCGGTACAGAGAAATTCATCTAGATATTCTAAGGCGGCGGGAATAGTGATACGACGGTCTACACCAATCACAGTGTATCCAGCCTCTCGAAACCTTAGGGCCGTGTGTCCGCCAACATAGCCAGTGGCTCCTGTGATTATGATTGTCTTTGACATTGAACCTCCGCCCCGGCCGGGGCACATTGATTATCTAATTACTTATTGTTGAACACAGGTACGTTCTTGTTTTATTTGCCCATCTTCGGTGCGTGTTTCACGCCACTCGGTACAGACAACAGTGCGATTAACTGGTACAGTCTCTACATAGGTAACAGGAGGATTGGCATAATGATAGATGGCAGCACCGGCAATGGTACCGCCAATCACAGCAGGGGCCACCCAGTAGGGACGATAGATTGGAGCCGGGTAATACTGACGATGCACATACCTATGCCCATGCGCCTGGGCAGGCACAGCAAACGCCAATAGACAGGTTGCAACGGCACTGATGATAAAAGTACGCATGATTATCTCCTTGACGCTAATATTTAGCTGCGGCTACGTGTTGCCTATAGCCCCGGCTCATACGCAGCCATTGTTCACCATGGCCCTCTAAGATGTCACAGATACGATCTACGGTACCGTTGTTCCAATCACTGATTCGACCCAAGTTGGGATGCGGATTGGTCAATAAACGCTCAAGTTTATTGATGGCGTCATCGTGGCTCCACGGAACGTAAAGTCTTTCATGGTCATTGGCAAATGTCTCAGGGAAAGATCTATAGGCCGGGTAAAGTACATTACATCCCAGCGTGTCGGCTTCGCTGACAGTGTTTGATACCCAATCTTGTAAAGCACAATTAAACAACACTCTGCTGTTGTTAAGTAAATCGTAGTAGTCATTCTTTTCTAAATCATCGTAGACTCTAATTTTACCAGACAATTGATATTGTTGAATTCTTTCAATGGCAGTTGGATCATTTCCTCGCAACTTAGATCCACTAAAAATAGCGAATTCTACATTGGAATCTGGAAACTTTGAAAACCATTTATCTATTAGATCTAAGTAAAAATGAGGCTGCTTTTCTTGATCTGTGCGAGCAGCGAATCCAACTCTAAATGCACGATCGTGAAATGGCCGCAATGGGCCCGGTATGCGACTGCGAACTTCGGTTTTGCCAAAGGCCAAGCCCGAAATATTGTATATCGGGGCCGACCATCCGGCAATACGCATGTGTGCTACCATTTCTTCGTTAGTGGCCAGCACACCTGTAACAAAACAATTAACCATGTGCTCATAAAGAGCCATCCAGCCTTCCATATTCCAAACATGAACAAAGTCGTCAGGGTCGATACTTTGTGCAAGGCAACGAATAAATATCCTAGGACGATGCTGGGCATCAACTTGATTGAGAATATAAGGTAAGCTCTCGACGCCTGGTTGGAACATGTCTTCAAAATAGATAACATCCTCACTGGTCACTGCTCCTGCTTTCATTAGTTTGACCAAATTCATCATCTGGCTCATGGCAAAGTAACTGCGACCATGTGCGTCTAAGACCTGTCCTGTGACAATGGCCTGATCGTCGCTTAAGGTTTCCCCTTCGACCATATGGTAGTTGATTCGCCTACGCTCAAACACACTACGATTCCATTCTTCAAGCTGATAAGTGTATCTGGCCCGGTATTTTTCCAGTCCCATATAGAATAATCTACGCATTACGACGACCTTGTTTGATCATATAACCCCAGTTGTCTCTGGGGAACTTGCCATTGCGCCAACGCTGAAAATCAGCATAGGGACTGTGGTTATTGCCTAGATGAGATTCGTTGAACACATAACCAAAGTTGCGACAGAAGTCGCGAAACTGGTCTAGCTCATCGAAGATACGAGTAACTTCGGGTTTGAATGTAAAGTATTTTTTAAGGCGATTTTTGCTCATATTATTCTTATACAGAAATTAATTGTGGTTGACTGCGAAGATAACTGATTGTGGCACCATTCTCTCCGTCCTCAGCGACGGTGATTTCTACATCACGACCTGGATAGCGTGTGGCAATCTGCTCATAAAGGTCATCACTGATCATTTCACAACTTTTAAAATCCAGCTCTAGTGTACCTTGACTGTAAAGGTCTTCCAGCCAGCGTTTAAATTGTATGAATTCCACGTCACGATCTAGATGAAACACTTCAATTGAGACTGTAAAGTGAAAGATATGTCTGTGTGGATAGCCTAGGAAACTGACATCGTACCTATCACCTGTGGCCAATGCTGGATCCGTGGCCGCTGCTGGATATTTGTGAATTCCCTCTTTCCTAAACGTCACCCAAATCCTACGTTGAGCACGATCTCGAATACGCTGTCTAGTTTCTGCCATTGCTTGCTGTCTTGCTTCCATGTTGGTCCTTATAGCTGAGTGTCCGATTCATATTCGCCCCAGTTTGTGAAACGATCTGGATTCATAAGTTGATGCAGACGATGGCACCATACACCGGGATTGCTGTGGTCAAAGTCTGTGTCGTCAATTTTAATTGTAGCATTATATCCTAGTAGTTGTAAATAGGGCAGTTTGACCGAAATCATAGGAACGAATTTAGCGAATTCAGTCAAACCCGATTCGTGTAATCCTGCAACACAACCGACATCTAAGTCTAAAGTACACCAGAATCGAGCTCTTAGAGCTGCTTTAATCATACTCTCCCAAGCCGACCAAACTGCGATGTTATTGCTGGCAATCACAGGAAAACTATGGTTGGCACCAAAATAGATGTGCGTACAGTTGTTGGCTTGTGCTCGAGTCTCGATGTCTTGAATATCAGCTAGTCCCACTACAAATAGAGTTGTTTGACCGTGGCAGGGACTATGTTCGACCTCGGTGCCTACAAAAAATTTACTATCGTCAAAGCCTGGTCTATTCATTTAGACCTCCTCGAATAAGTTGTGTGATACATCTGGTCTGGCCTGTGTTTTTTTAAGTTTTTCGTTACGAAGAGAACCTGATATTTCAAAATGTTTTTGAGCTTGTGCATTGGCATTCAGGGCGCTTTCGCCGGTGAATCCTCTTGTGCCCTTGATCTGTCTCCAATACTTGGAATAGTAATCAATGATATCCAATGATTCTTGTTTGGTAGGTGCTGCAAAAATAGCTTCTACCAGATCTTCAAATCGTTCTGCGCCGGGGCCACGATTTTCCATCATTCTCGGTCTGGAACCGGCATCAAATCTACGATTGGCTTCTTGAACCGCAGTAATGTGCATCCAAACATTATGTGACATCAGCAGCATATAACTAAAACTATCCCAGCTGGTACGTCCTTCTCGACCGTTTTTATTGAGATCTCCTGGGCGATAGTGGCAGATATCATGCATGGTCAGCAGATCACTGACCGGGCTATTGGTCCATGTGTGATGTATTTGATCTGCTACCACAGCATCTTGCCAAGGTCTATGATCTGTGGCATATCGTTTGTCATCGGCACTGGGCGCCATACGATAGCTCCATTTGCCCATTTCGGGATAGACATTTTCCACATAGACCTGACCATTGGCAGTGGCCAAAAACGGACTGGCGCAATCAAAACTTATGGTAAAATTGGGATTAACATGCCGACGCACTGCTCTCTGTAGGACCGTTAGCAACACTGCCCATTCTAGCTTGCTGGTTCCTAAAAAGTGCATCCAATCGTGTACACCTTCTTGCAGCAGATTATCGTATTTTAACACAATTAGTCGTTTTAAAATCAGGTGTACATCGCACATGTTCTGACCGCCCATGGCCCAACCGTCGAAATGACGTCCGGGCCAGACCTGTGGATCACAATAGTGCTTCATGGTATCGTACCAAACATCGGCACTTTGGTGTCCGTCGCCCTGTAGTACATTTAAAAAACGAGTACCCCCATTGGCCACACCTAGTCTATGCTTGATAAAATATTCGTTGTTAAACTTGGTGGCATCCACTGCCTGCTCTAGCGCCAGTGATTTGTCTGTGGTACTAAATCCTGCTGCTTGAGCAGCTTTTGGATCATGAATAACCCAAGTTGGAATGTCTAAAATCATGCTGTAGTCGGCAATGGTATCCAACCATTTGAGTACTGTGGCTCTTTTGTTTTGCGCTCGTGCACAACCACTGCCAGCACGCCAGTCACCTTCCCACAGTCCTTTGGCAATTTGGAATCCTCCGGAATCTCCCAACATAAAAGTTCCAGATTCGCGATTGCGAACCATATCCTCGCTCCAGTCCTGCTTGTTTAGGTCTAGATTGGCATGTCCTCCTGAATAGAGGCTCCAACGATAGGGAAACAGACTTTGTTGGCTGTTGAGCCAGTTAAGTTGTTCAAGATTGTCTAGTCCTTGGGGAAATCGTGCAGGATCTACGTAATTTTCATTGCGCTGTTTGCCTATAAATGTAGCATAGAATCCCGAAATGGCTGGAAGAAAAATGCTATAATCTTGTTGTTTAGCTGTTAGGTTGTCTGGCATCTGGTACTCTGGGCAACTAAAATGTCTATGATATAGACAATCATTTTTGCAGTGCAGGAATAGTGTAGCTGTAGAGAGCTAGGCCGGAATCAACTGTGATTTGACTGACACCTTGATCACTGAACTTGATCATTTTATCACCGGGCAAGTTTAAAATAGTTAGAAAAATGCCCACCGGCCATAGACGGTCACTGCTGAGCTTGCCTGTGATGCCTTGATAAAACACGAAATCTCCAGCATGACTGCTACGATCTCCAAAATAAAATTCCAATTTGTTGCCATTGGTCTTGGCCACAAACGTGGTTTCCTCGCTGTTGGCCTGACTCTGAAAACGCATTCTTTGAATACTGGCCACTGGTGGATCAACTTCTACGTCCCAGGCATTGACACCGCGAAACTTAACTGTTTTGAGTTTTTCTGTAACTATATTAGCTACCATAAAACGATAGTTGTTCTTAAAGTCACCAATTTTATTTTCAAAATTAATGCCACTGGGTACCAAATTGCCTTCGGGATCGTGTTGTCTGGTAATACTTAACTTGGCATCTTCCCGGTATTCGGGAATATCCAAAATAATTTTTAATTTATTAAGGTTTGGCATACCAAACAGACCAACAAACTCAGGAATAACCTGATGAAATTTAACATCAAGAATCACACTGCGGTCTTCGGCAGCTGCATTGATTTCTGTAGTTTGGTCGGTGCCTGTGACTTTAATGAGATCGATACCAATCCCAATGGTATGTTGTACAATATCGTGTAGTGCGTCTTTCATATTTTTTCCTTTAGTGAAATTATATAAGATTTATTTAGACCTAGCAAGTCTTTTGACAAAATTATTCTACACTAAAAAAATCGTCAAAAGTAGTTTTAATGTTGGTGTGTCCACCAATGTCCCATTCTAACACGCCCAGTAGGTTTTCAACTTTTTGATCCACAATGGTATCTTCCATGAGTCCATCGTCAAAGGGCAACTGCTTGAACCAATCGGGTATGTGTGTTTCGTCTGTGGGATAGCCCACACTAGTGTAGCCCAGTGGATTGGGTTTGAGTTTACAAACAATGGTTTTCATGCCATCAACAATGGCCATGCTGTAGTTGTCCGAGTGCATACGTCTTAGTGCGTTCCAATTCATCGCTGCCCGAACATGTCCGGGCATGTTTGCACGACCCTTTTTAGCTTCTAGCTCAGTGTAATGAGTTAAATTATTCACACGCTTGGGCGTGCCTTTTTCCCAGGCTGGGCGCTGTTGAAACTGTTGTTTGAATTCTCTAACACGGTTATGAACATAGTCAGGTCCTGAACCTGTCAAGACCTTTAACAGCAGTTCACTTAAAAAGTCCTGTACAATCTTGGGAGTGTCTGATCGCTTGAGATCCAGACCCATGGCCTTGACCTTGCCGGGTCGGTCATTGACGTCGAGCCTGGTGCCTTCCAGTTCATAGATTAAAATTGCATAACGTTTTTTCTTGATAAAAAGACCTTTGCTGCCTACCAGTTCTCGACCACCACGAATTATACATCCCATGTCTCTAGGACAGTTAAATGCTTGTTCCATAAAACCTGGAAAGCTGGCATTGACCGATTCGGCTACGCTATCATAGAGAGCCACGCAGATGTCTCGATTCCATGTCATGGTGCCGGCATCGATTTCTTTTTTAAGTGCAGGATAAGCCGAGAAATAGACCGAATCTGTGTCACCGTAGATGATGGCTGACCCCACATGATCGTACTCTCCGGTAATGCATTCATTCACATGGCTGTCCATGTGACGAGCAATAGCACGACCGGTCAAAGTAGTGCTCTGACCAATACGTTTGTCGTAGAATCTGCACCCGGGATTCAAAATTGCACCATAAAGTGAATTTAAATTGATCTTTTTTACCAGTTGACGTTTGTCCCAGAAGGCTCTCTCTTCGGTGGTGCCAGCGGCTTTTTTCTTGGCCTGAAGCTCTTGGCGTTCCAAATACCAACGTTCTAGAAGTCCGGGCACAATGCCCTTGGTATCATATTTGAAGATAGTACCATTGGCACTCAGGATCCAGGGTTCTCGTCCCTCAAATATCAATCTATAGATATCGCGAGCCATCATGGTGTCGGATCCACCGGTTTCCCAGTCAATGACAATTTCTCGCCCAGGTTCCTGATTCATGATCATGGTATATTCTAGACTACCAAACAGACCTTCCCAGGCGTCGGCAAAACTGCTGCCGGCAGAGATTTTTTCACTTATGTACTTTTCTGTGTGGGTGGGTCTAAGTTGTCCCACAATGGTTTCTGGCGCCATGTTAAGAGCGCGGATCGCCGACGGGTAGAGACTGTTGATGTCGATTGCTCCGATGTATTCGTGCATGCCTCTTTTGGGCGTAGCAACATAGGCACCTGCCGCTTGTGTGTCACCATCTGTGGACCTCCTGTTTTGAACTATTAAACCCATACTATGAGCTTCGTTGATAATGGCCTGTTCTGTGACTGCCACTGCGCCCATTGTGGTAGGCAACAACACTGTGTTGTCGTGTGCCAGTTCATTGGCCAGATCAAGAAATCGCAGTTTTTGGTCCAACTTGGCCAACAGCATGGTATCCTGTCTATTATAGTCTACAAAGGTCTTGAAATCACGATTGTACAGTTGATCCAGGGTACCTTCATACTGAATTTTGCGTTCATCTAATTCATATTCACCAATGGCATCTAGACTATAGCTATGGCGCTCTTCGTAGGTATACTTTCTGTAGAGCTGCATATAATCCATGTGCACACGGCCAACGAGATCAAAGGTTATATGGTCGGCACCAAAGCGTTCAAACGTTCGTTGTTTGGGAAACTGACCCCAAAGACAAAACCTGCGAGTATCATCTTTGCTCAAAACCTGTCTGGTACGCATGACCATATAAGGGATATCAAAGCCTTCCGAGTTCCAGCCCGACAATATGTCTGCGTCATCAATCAAGTCGAAAAAAGTCTGTATAAGATCTTCTTCGCGATCAAATAGAAAACAGTGCTCATACTGACTGGTCAACTCCTTGGCTCTTTGCTGTGATATGGTCTCGGGAGGCAAAACCAGTGTGACCAATCGATCCATCCAATCTAGATATATGGAAATAGCAGTGATGGGATTGAACGGATCTTCGGGCAGACTAAAACCACGCACAGGATCGAAGTCAACTTCGATGTCAAAGAATGCTGTGTGCAACCGTGGAGCATCTTGGCCTAGATAGTTTTCCTCCAGACAACGAAAAACTGGCTTCAAATCACTTTCCCAGAGTTGGCGATTTGAATGCATTTTAAGTTCTCGAACAAACTCTTTGTAATTTCTAGTGCTAAATCTACTCACACTAGTGCCATAAATGGTACGAAATTTGCCTCTGGGATCATCATAATAGAATCTATATTCTGCAGGATAATCACGGTAAACACGTTGGCCTGCAACACGTTCGACCACATAAATTTTATTGTCTTCTCTACTGTAGAGTGCGTCTATATAGCTCATTTTGCCAATAGTATCCTTATAAGACCGACGCTGTCAATGGTGGTCAGCAGTAGATAATTGGCCAACAGGCCAAAAGATTTTCTCGAGTAGCTGGCCCAGGCATACATGGCACAGCCACTGATCCATAGGGGATATAATACAATCAATGGTGGATTAGGCACAGTCACGGCCATTGTAGTGGCACAGCCAATACTGATTGCCCAAGACAGTACCTCGATAGCAAATCTTCCAGGATTTGATCGATAATCGCTTTTGATCCATTCAAATATACCAGCAACACCATCATTCACAGAGTTCTACCAACTGTTTCTAAGATAGTGTTTAAATCTTGGTTGTCACGATTGGTTTCGCCTAATTTGCTCTTGGCTGCGATACGGATGGCTTTTTTTAATATGGCCGGCTTAATTTCTAATTCCTCGGCCACGGACTTGACAGTGTCGTTAAGCCCGGCATTGAGATCATCAATTTCGGTCATGACCTGAATGCCTTCGTTAATGATTTGTGTTAGTTTGAGCTTTTGCTCGGCACTAAACATGCGGTCACTCATAGAGTCTCCTCGTTATAAAACACTAATGTACAGTATTTTGCAGCAAAATGCAAGAGACATTAGTGTTCAATTTGGCCGACCTCAGACAGTAGAGAACATTGACTCTACTGTATAGCAGTTGACCGATAATGGTTATTTAGTACCAAGGCCTGGCCAAGCCAAAGTATTTGGCCTTCCAATGAGCCTGTGCATACCAACCGGTTAGA